GAAAAAAAATCAGGAATTTTTCACAAAACTTCAGGAGAATGACAATTCTATTTTCCTGAAGTTATGCATTTTTTATCGGACATTTGGCGGACACCACTAGGCAAAATCGTAATTGTTAGAGGTTTGTATAATTACACACTACTTTCGGGTATATCAGCCGTCCATTTATTTGGAGGTAATGGGTGATCACATTCTACTTCGGATACATTATTGTCATTATAAACTGGCCCGAGTTCATATATTTGTCGCTCTTCTAGTTTATACTTTCTTTGGTTTGTCCCTTGATAACTTATATTGTACATTTCTCCCATTTTATATTTTATCATGTCGTTGGCAGTGTTATAATATGTAAGCGTCCACCCCACGAAACCACCATAATTATTTGTACGGGCTATATATACAGCAATTCTATTCTCATATAAATTTTTCATAATATAACCTTCCCCTAAATTATATATTTTATTGCGACCATCCACTCGTCCGGTATATTGCCAACTATACGTACAGTTTGGACATGTTTTTGTCTTACCTTGACAAGGTCTCCCACCATTTTGTGCAGGTATTATAATTTCTATTTCTTGAGAAACTTCACCACCATCGATTGGACACAGTGGATAACTATCGGAATAATCAAGAGTGAGACAATCAAATACTGCATCATAATTACCAAATACATGGGTATTTGGGTAAACTGGCTGACCATAGTCACGGATTTCATTAGATTTTGTTTTATCGAAACGACATCCACCACTCTCCATAATCAACGGGTTTCCAACTTTACGTTGTACTTCGTATTTTATTTTTTTATTATTAAAGTCTATTGTATACTCACCGGTAGGTATTTGGGTATATGTGCAATAATATCTTCTATCATAAAAACCATTTGTCTGAGGAACATAAAGCTCGTTGACCTTTACACTGTAATCATTTATTTTTATGTTTTCATTACGAAAAGTTGTGTAATAAATAGAAACATTGTTTATTACATTATCAAAGTATATAACTTTATAGATATTGCTTTCTTTGCGACTCGTGTAATTAAATACTTCACTTTTTATTAATTGATTATCATTTTTTAATTCAATAGTCCAAGATTTTATTATGTCATATGTTTCTTCTGGGAAAGGAAACTCGATGATGATCTTGTATCTTTCTCCAGAATAATAAGACTTTCTATAAATTATCGTGTAATAAAAAAGTATTAACAAAAATACAGAAATTATATAATACCATGTATTCATTAATATAAGCGAGTTTTTTATTTATTGAAGAAACGATTAACATCTAATATTAATGTAACTCTTCTTTGATATCCTCTTTTGACAACTTTGTGGTATCTCGAATGGTCAAATAGTATGTCGTCACCCGGGAAATGGGTATGTACACCACTTGATGTAAAGAGTTTACAATCTCTACCACTTTTTATAGTTAAGTGATATCTGAGTTGCGTGTTACTTTCTGCCTTATGCGGTGGAATTGACATTGGTTTATCCATAACAGCAAAAACAGCTGTGGTCTTGTCAATACATGGTATATCATCTATGATTTTTTGTATTTGTGGAAAATCACTAACTTTATAATAATAGTATTTTTCGTTTTTTGGAAACCATTTATCAAGTTTATGAAAATAATGTTTTTTGATATTCGAAACATTGTCATCATAATTTTGTTTTATAAACTCATAATTTGCTTCCACTTTCCAAAGCCCCGGAAAATCATAAACATTATATACACTCTTGTACATGAAAATATCAACTAGTGTGTTTCGCAAACCAATAAATGGTCTCCGTATGTTATTGAAATATAATACATCAATTGGTAGTTTCATGTAATCATATAAAATAAAAAGTAGAGGTACCCAGATAAACCACATTTATTTTCTTCGTATATTATAAATGCCCGGATATAAACGCTCAGAAAAGTATGCTCCATCGATCACGACTGAGGTTGACACTATGGAAAAACGATTTCTTTTCCCAAATGTTACCCTTGTTCAGTTAATAATTGTGACATTGATTGTATTTACAGCGACACGTTATAAAAACTTTAACAAACCTACATTGGCTATAATGACTATCGGTCTCGCTCTCCTCCACCTTTATGATCATATGTTTTTAGTGAAACGTGGTGGTGAAAAGTTTTTTTTAGACAAACGTGAAGGATATTGCTCAGCTTGTAAAATGTAAAAATAAATAGTTGTAAATATTAAGTATGATAGTCAAGGTCAGAAAAAGCCCAGACCCCCTTAAAAAGTTTAGAGTAACTCTCGAAAATGGTAAAACAGTTGATTTTGGTGCACGTGGATATTCAGACTACACCAAACACAAGAATCCATCCAGAATGAGATTATATGTCCTGAGACATGGGGGGCAAGTACCTCCGAAAATTTTAAAAGAAAACAACTCTAAAAAAATTCACCGAGAAATGTTAAAAGTAAAAACAAGTGACAAAGAAATATGGAGTATAAGAGGTATAGATACTGCTGGCTTTTGGTCGAGGTGGTATTTATGGAGTTATCCAAATTTAGAAGATGTTAAGAGGTATATGAGTATACGTTTTAATATCAAATTTAATTAATAATATCTTACACCAGCTCTAGATGCGGTGTCATCAATTTCATCGACAACTTCCCAAGCCCACCTACATTCATCTACATCACCATGATCGCATATATAATGTGCAATATCAAGCGCTTCATGTAAAATCAATTTAAGACGCATTTGTCTCGGAGTGATTTCATAATGTTGTTTCACACATGGTGAGGTATAGATGTGTTCAAGAGCAATCTGTGTTATTTCTCTTTTTTTCATCTCATAGTGAATGTCGTCGCTTTTGTGCGCCGCTACAACATTGTATCTTTTGTGTGATATAAGCGGGTAGTTATCACTTTTAAAGTAACCAAGACCTTTTAGAGTCCTCATTAAATATAATTCAATTTATATTTTTAATATCATTTCGGTGTTATCTTAATAATTAAAAAATGACTATAATCGATAGACTCAACCGATTATAAACCTAAGTGAAATGTATATCTATTATATTTTAATCTAAAAATGTTTGCACCTGTATATGACTATCGTTGGGGTTCCGGTACAAAACAATTAACTGATCATACAATTCTTAATAATTCGAAAAAGTTCATCATTAAGAATGGTAAAAAATTGGAAATCAATCACGTACCAAAAATAGGTGAAATGGGTATACATGGTGGGGTTCTTCAAGTCATTCGTGGATCGAGACAAATAACGTATCATTAGTAACTAACTTGAAATTGAATATAATCAATAATTGTTTAGAAAAATTAAAAGTAGACATTTAATCAGTTCACGATCGAATTAAAAAAAATTATCAGTTCTATACATTTGCACATTGTAAGTACCCATCTTACCCATGACCGAAACATTTTCATTTCCATATAATTCTTTGCATCCTATATCATCCATACAATCTCTATTTTCATGTGATACTGGTAACGGATATAAATTCTCACCGTCTGTAGTTGTGTAAAAATGATACCTATCACGTCTACCTGTGACTTCTTTTCCGTATAATGGGAGTGTTTGGTCGTTGTCACCGAGCAAAACACCCATTTGTTGAACATACCCTGGTTTATATTCTTTTATCGGTGGATTTCTAAATTCTGGTGTTTTTGTATTAATATCTTTATCATATACTTCCACTGGATATGGTACAGGTATATCGACTCGAACAACACTTGGGTTGTACATTTTATAAGAGATGTACCCCACAAGTAATATTATTATAACATATAACATTTGATTCTTTGTTTTGTTTTTCATTTATATTAACATGATATTAAAAAAATAATTGTTAACATGTTTATGAAGATACTTGCCATAGATATAGGATATAATAACATGGGAATTGTATTAGCAGAATGTCATGGAACAAAAATAAATGTAGAATATCTAAAAAAAGTAAACCTAGAAGATTATAAATATATTAAAAGTAACGACATTGTTGATTTAGTTCCTTTATTTATAGATGAACATAAGTATATATTTGATACAGCTGATAAGATACTTATAGAGCGTCAACCTCCGGGTGGATTTACTAATGTAGAAGTTCTCATTCATTATATGTATAAAGACCGTGTTATTCTAATATCACCGAATAGTATACACAGTCATTTCGGTATAAGACATTTAACATATGATGAAAGGAAAGTTAGATTAACGAACATAGCTACTAGGCACCTGACACAAGAGATACCATACGAAAGAAAACATGATATAGCTGACGCAATATGTATGATTGAATATT